TTTTGGAGTTCTTCATCCTCATCCACAAACTCCTCCTCTACCTCATCTAATAATTGACGCTGTTGTTCTATACCAATAGCTAATTGTTCTCCAGCCATTTGTGCGGTAGGTACAGCTTCACCGCTAACAATAAACTCCGCATCATATAAATCAACATCTTGCTCTTTTAATTTCACATCAAAGCCAAGGTTTGCAAACTGACTAGCAACAGAGATCTTCTGTTGAGCAAATGATAATCTAGTGTTTTCAGCTTTCTCCTCTGGTTGTGGTAAGACTATTTCATAATCGGTTATATCAAAAGCTTTTAATAATTGTGGGAACACCTTTTCGTGAAACATTCTTTGATCCGCTTCTACCACACGACTCATAACCACTAACTGTTGAGTCTGACTGGATAAACCTCCAAAGGCTTCAGGCGCTCCCTGCCAAGCTGGGCTAACGCCCCACATAGCAGCAACACGTTCTCTAATTTCATCACGTACTGGTAAATAATCCATTTCTTGTAATGAATGGAATAATCTTACTAAATCCACTCTACCTCTTTGGTTTCTAGCAGATACTGCTACCATTGGTATATAATTTGGATCAATCCGAGTCTGCGCCGCTATATGCTCGCGTTCTCTACGTAATGATTCTGGATCATCTGTAGTTACCATTAACATGCTTGCAGGCATCTTTCTTTCAAAGAAATATCTATATAAGTTCTTATCCATACCAACCAGGGTTAAAGCCTTCTCAAAAATAGTTAGTATCGGACTCCAACCATATGTTTCTGTTGGTGAAAATTTTGATAAATGAATGATCTCACTATCTGTAAGATAAAGATGCTGGCTTCTGTGATAATATTTATACATAGCTGGCTGCATTTCAACATCACATTTCTTATTTTTACATTTACCAGCGCTTTCTTGTATATTCTCTCTGTGTATCGGACAAATAAAATGGGAGTTTTTAGGTAACCCAGCATTATCTAAGTCAAATTCCATTAAAGCAGGATTTAGTCGTCTAACCTCCCTTAATCTTGCTGTTACCTTACCGCCACCCATGTCTTTATACTCTTTAGATAAATACAAAAAACCATCATCTAAGGAATTTATATCAAAATGGAATTGCCTTAAAACCTCTTCCATACTTTGGTCAAATAAATTACAGTCTGATGCCCAATTCTTTAACCGCTTTTTCTGTTCGGGATCTGGATTTTCAACCACTGGGACAAATTCCAATCCCCTCCTAAATACCTCACTAGTTATGTGAGATAATGGACCTCTTATTTCTTCAACAGACATTGCAATAGTTTGTAAATCCTGTACAAGTTGCTGCCTGTAAGCCATCTGATGGCGAACCCATGTATTGACCACATTATCTATTCCTAAACTAGGGCCTGTTTGAGTATCTCCAGATGCCTTCATAACATCTAATAAACTAATCTGTTTGTTTAAATCAGACATAGTTTGTGCTAGTTGAGGTACTTGTGGTAAATATTCAGATAATTTCATATTTATTCCTTACTTAAATTAGACATATCTTGCATGGAAACTAATTTTAGTATGTTCTCCATCGCTTTCTCTTTAAGTTCATAATCTTCAGTATGAGATGTGCTTCTAATTACTTGAGATTTCTCCTCTTCAAGTTTCAATATTTTCTCATGGAGTTCTTGAATCTCTTTATCACGTTCAAGGATTATCGCTTCTAATTCAGCCTCCCCAGTTCCAAAAGTAGCGTTTGCTAATACTCCTAATCTTCCCGCTTCTTTTATTAAAGCTATAAACTGACCTTCAGAAAGAATAACTACAGCATTACTATCATCTGGAATATCTGAATCAGCATCAAGATTTTTAATATCTTCATGCCACGTATTTAAAATTCTCCATGTTCCAGACTCATCTTTTAATGCTACATACTGTTGCTCATTCGCTGATAGCATATTTCCTATAGGCATATCCGCCTCCTATTCTATTTACTAAAAACTGCTTCTAACTTCTCAGTGTTAAAACCTACTATGTAAGTTTCATTATCCCCATTTTGTACTAATGTTACCGGTGTTGACTGATAACCCTTTCCAATTAGTTCCATTCTGTTGCTATCATCTGATATATTTTTTTCTGTATAGGAGATGTTATGAGCTGTCAGCCACGATTTAGTAGCTTTACACGGAGCACAAATATCAGATGTATATATTATTACCCCCATAAATTCTCCCTGTTATCTTATTATACTCAAATTCTGTTAATTACCTATGCAATGACGCAAGCGCTAAAACCGCAAGCCTTACAAGTCTCACAACCTGACTCCATAACTATGTAGGGATTGTCGCAACAATCGCTAGAATTATTCAATGTATTATATACAATATCTTCATTTTCTTTAATCGCCGCTAATGCTTTATCAGTTAGCTCCATTTGGATATCCTCTGTTCCTTTAACCAACACCTCTTTTTCTCGGCTACCAGCTCTGTAAACAGTGATACCTTTACATTTAGTTTCCCAAGCTAACATATAAGCCTCCTTTACATCCTCTGTAGTAGCTTCATTAGCGAAGTTAATAGTTTTAGAGATGCCGGAATCCACATGTTTCTGAAAAGTTGCCTGCATTAATACATGGTCTTTAGGTGAGATGTCTGGAGAAGTAGTATAGACATTCTTTACCCAAACAGGAATATCGTATGGGGATTCTTGTAATGACCCTCCATTAGCAAGGTAATCCATTAACTCTTGTGAATAAAAGCCGTATTCTTTAGCATCAGATTCAAAATACTTATTTACATAATTAAATGACTTGCCCTCTAAAATATTCTGCTTCTTCCAGGCTAATGCAAATGTTGGTTCTATTCCACTTGAGCAGTCAGCTAACATGGATATTGTTCCTGTAGGAGCCACTGTTAAGCGGCAATGATTCCTGTATAACTCAGAATTTTTATCGAAGGTACTGTCCTCCCAAGCAGGGAATGCCCCTCTTTCAGCGCCAAGCTCTAAAGATTCATCATCAGCCCATTCTTTAATCTTAGACATTATTTCATTCCCAACTTCCCTAGCTGTTTCGGAATCATAAGGAATTCTAAGCTGAATTAATAAATCAGCAAATCCCATAACTCCTAATCCAATTTTGCGGGTAGCTTTAGTCATCTGTTCTATATCAGAAGTCGCATAATGATTAGCGTCAATTACATTATCGAGGAACCTAGTTGATAAACGGGTTACTTTTTGTAATCGTTCCCAATTTATTTGTGTTTTCCATGCAGGATCCTCTACAAGTTGGATATCTCGATTACTATAAAACTGTGCTAGATTAATTGAACCTAAATTACATGATTCGTTCCCTAATAGAGGTTGTTCGCCACATGGGTTGGTAGCAATCATTTCCCCGTAAGTTTGTGTTACATGATTGTCTGTATTGACCTGATCTAAAAAAATCATCCCTGGTTCGCCGTTTTTCCAAGCACCCTCAACTATCTTATTAAATACGTCCTTAGCATTTAATTTCCCAGCTACCGTGTTATCGTGGGGATTGATTAAAGTATAATCTAATCCATTTACCACACAATCCATCCAATATGAATCAACTCCCACTGATATATTGAAATTGTGAATATCCCCTTCAGTAGACTTACAACTAATAAACTCCAAAATATCAGGATGATAAACAGACATAACAGCCATATTCGCCCCATCGCGTTTACCTCCTTGAGTTATCATAGAGGAAACCCGTGAAAGTGTTTTTAATACTTCTATCGGGCCACACGCAATTCCGTGGGTAGTTTTAATCTTAGATCCTTTAGGTCTTATCTTTGAAAGAGAAAAACCTGTCCCGCCACCAAACTTTTGTACCATAGCGCTATCTGTAGCAGCTTTCATTATACCTTCCATGCTGTCTTCCAATGGCAAAACAAAACATGCTGATAAGGTTCCTTGTTCAGTGCCAGCATTCATTAGGGTTGGGGAATTGGGTATAAACTCAAGATTAGAAAGCATCTCAAAGAAATCTTTTTCAATCAACTCCGTTTCTACTTCTAATGTATAATAAGTAGTCTCTATAGAAGCTATTGCCTTAGCAACCCTCCTAAATAACGAAGCGCTATCTTCAACAAGTGAACCTTTGTCATCCTTTAACAAATACCTATGTTTTAAAATAGTCTCCGCCTGGTCTGATAGACCCTTTGTTAATGGTGTTGAAATAGTAGTGCTTGTCATCCTCTTGTCCTCCAATTATTTTAATATTATTTACGTATTCCACAATATAAACATAAACCTCGTTCCGCTACCCAAAATGAAGGACTGCAAACTACCTCTTTGCACTGTGGATTAGGTGCAGAGGATAAGCGGTCTTCAGCGTTAACAGGTTCCATTTGTAATGCCTCGGCTGGGGAATTCTTATTCACATTCCCTAAACCTTGGCTGTCAAGCTTCTCTAGCCTACCCTCTGGTGTTTCATATGGACTCACAGCATTAAACCAATCGGCTGCACTGCCTAAATCCACAAATTTATAAGCTGTTTCATGTACAGCTTCTAATGCCATTGCTATTGAAAAGAAAGCATCCCCGTGTCCAGTAGGAGTGTTGGGAGCCTTCAGCTCATTACTTACGGACAGAATTTGCTGTTTCTGTCTCTCATCTTTAATAAGTCTTAAATTACCACTATGTATAAATTTTTCAAATATAGCTGCCATAGTGTTTTTCGATTTTCTACTAAATATTTTTGCAAGCCACCTAGTATCCAATCCTCTATCTTCTAATTCACCTCTGGTATTATCTACATATCCAGCAGTCAATTGAAAATTATCGGCAACCTCGTTAAGATATTCTATTTGGTCTGAATAACTCCAACCATCTAAAAATGATTGATGTATTTGTTCTATTCGGTCGCCTCGTTTTCTAAATAATACTAAATGAGAAGGGTGTCTCTTCTTCCCTACATCAAACCCCCCAAAAATTTGGTCTCCTGATTGCCAATCAGAATATTCTTTTGTGGCAGGTACAGACCGCAATGTCTCATCTTCGCATTTAGTTATATCCTCATCGTTAAAGTACGATTCTGTTGCGAAATGTGGTGTTAACATAAACTCTGAAGCGAAGGATTTAGGTCTAGCTGTCTGTTGTTGTAATAACCATTCCTCTGTATATAATTCAGGCATTAATACTCTTCTGGTTGGTGTAGGATCTAATGCCGGTAATACCCGTGCTTTAAAACGACTATCTTCTTGTAATTTAGCTAGTAAATCCCCAGGCATCATTGGTGTGCCTAATACAATAGTAGGGGTTCCCTTAAGCGGAATAAATAATGATTCCGTCATAAAGTGATCTTCTACCTTTGAAATCTGACCAATATTTAAAGGGTTCTCTGGGTCACGTAGTACGTCATCAGCAATTAGCGCTCCGTTAACATGCATACCTCGTTTAAAAGAGAATAACCCACCATGCATAATATCCATTGGTTTATTGTTAAGATAATACCTAGCGGAAAAATCAGCTTTAGGATTCCTGTTAACTAGCAATTCACTTAATATTGGGTTTCTGCTTATTTCTTTATTGATTTCACTAATATGGTATTTAGCCATACCATCTGAATAACTAAGGTATAAAATTGCGCAATCCCTGGGAGCTGTAAATAATCTCCATACACTAAAAGCATGACCTAAAATAGTTGATTTAAAATGAAATCGAGGAAGAATAGCTACATAATTTAAACCAGTTTCAATACACTCCTCTATATCTTCTGCTAGTACGCTAACATGCCAAGCTTTAAAGTATTCTGGATTATCAAATCCTTGACACCATATATTCTCAAGAAAATCCCTAAACGAACCAACGTTATATTGTTCTTGCTTCCTTAAACCTTCTGAAAGTAAGCTAAAAGCATTCTCAACTGTTATAACTTCATTAGCCACTGTTATTTAATATCCTCCTGATTTTGTACTAATGTATTTAATTTAAGCGCTATTTTCTCTAACACTTTCTGATCCGAAATTTCCTCTACTAAAATAGCTAAAATTTCCTGGACAAAGCCTAAAGATACTAACCCTGATAAAACTTCCCTCTGACCCTTTATCCCAATATCAACTGCCTTCACGGCATCAAAAGCCCTATCGAAATGTAGCCCATCCAATTCTTTATAAGCTTTACTAGCTAATGACGTATAACTTTCTAATTGCTCCTGTTGCAATCTAGCGAAACGTTGTCCTTCAGTTTCAGCTAACTGTTTCTGGTTTTCACTTCTAGCCACATCTCTTTGACTATCCCACTTATATTGTTTAGCCCATGAGTATATAGTCACAGGCTTTACTTCCATCCCGTCTTTAGATACAAGTTCAGCTATCTCTTTAGCGGTTTTATCCCCCTTTAAAAAAAGCTTCATTGCATTATTTTTCATTGATTCTGGAAATCTTTTAGGCATTTTACCCTCTATTCATACATGCTATTAGGATCTAATGCCCCATACCCAGCATCACTAACATGCTGAGAATCAATGTTGCCTCCAATAGGTGACCCATCTCCTTGTAATATACTACTAAAATCAAAATGTCCAGTTTTCTTAGTAGATGCTGTAAAACAGGATGGGACTTTTATTTTGAATTTACCCGCTCCTATATATACTTCATCATAACTAATAGCTATCTCATCTCTTGTACAAATTGCGGGCCATATAGCCTCTTGTTCTGCTATTGGTTTAAATGTTTTATTTTTTAATAAAGTACCGGAAGTTCTTTGCAACCCCTGTACTTCTGAATTGTATTTACAATCAATATATTTACACCACACAACCACCCCATGCTTCTTCTTTACATCATCCAGGGAAGGAAGTTTTTTTGTAAATTTATCTTTGTATTCTCGTTTCTTCTTTACTTTTTCATTAAAGTGTATCTGAATTTCTGGTCTTACCTTTTTCAATCCTCCAACCATTGCTCGAATCTCCTTTTATTCCATAATGCTATACATGCGGCATCCGCATAATCTTGTTCAGGGAAAATATCTCCCCACTTATCTACTGCAAATTTTGTAATATCCTGCTTTGAAGCGTTTCCTTTGCCTAAAACGCCCTTCTTCCATTGTTTGTTATCTACCCTAATCGCGTCCACACCCTTTTGTAACAAAGCGCCCCAAACTGCTCCAACTACGTGAGCGATTGCAATGGTAGTTTTCGGATTCTGTATGAAAATCGCTGCTTCAATGGAAGCTCTATCAGTTACATTTATTTTACTTAAATCATTGAAAAATCCTACCAATATTTCTGGAAATCTTTCCTCAAAATTTCTTTTCTTGCTCCCCCATTTCTCCATTATAATTAATTCTTCATTTTCATCTATAATTACACCATGAATAGCGAGACTAGAGCAATCTAAACCTAAATACCTCATAGGGTTGGTCTAAAAGTTCTGAGAGCAACAACCCTGGAAACTGTATTATACGCAGTTGTGTATGTGTTTAATAAACCGGAAACTTTCTCAAGTTTAACTTTCTCATCTATAATTTTTTGTTTAGCGGCTAAAATATCTGGAAATTTAGTTAAGATCTCCCCTCTAAGTTCTTCTTTTGTGGGCTTTCGCATGGAAAGCTCTGTGTACTCTCTACCTACTTTAAAATGTGCTATACTGTAATCTTCCACAAAAGAAGCCTCTAATGCTCCAACTATCGCTTCTTGATCTGCTAACTCTGTCTCTATATAAGCTTTATAGCCACCGTACATGGTTAAAAAAATTTCTAATTGACTATTCTCAACATTCATTAAATTCGAGAAGTCTAAATCCTCTCTTGGGGTTAAATCCATATTAAAACTGGGTATATTAAGAGCGTCCATTTCTTTTTCGGCGTTTCTTAAAGCTTTGTTTACAGTCCAATCTTCCATAATAATTCTCCTATTTAATTTTCCTACAGGCGCAATAAAATAAACCTGTACATTTATCTGGCGGTGTTGCCATGTTTTGTATATTAAAACATCTGGTTAATATCTCATCCCATTGTTTTAAATCCCGTTTAATTAAAAAAGTTTTAATCTCTTGGTTGTTTTTATTCTCGTAGAAAAGAGTTCCTATATCATAATGCCCTATATTAAGATACATCTGAAGTTGAACTTTATGATCGTCTCTAGGACTTTTTAATTTACTAAAGCCCGCATTATTTATCGACTTTAATTCTACAGGTACTATTCCATACTCTTGATGTTTAATAAGGAAATCTATCCGTCCGGATATTTCAGGATTTATATGTTTTACAGGTACTTCCCTCCCCATTAAAATACCTAAATTACTAAACCAAGACTCAATTCTTTTTTCTAAGTATTCCCCATTCTGAAAGACTCGGTTTAATTTTGGTTCTAATTCTGCTTCGGGCATCTGTCCGTTATAAATCAACCATACCGCCCTGTCACATTTATTACCTAATGTGGATGGATGAAAAACGCCACTTCTTGGTGGAGTCATAGTACCTGTTAAATAATCATCCACCATCTTATTTAACCAAACATCTTCGGGTTGCGTTTTTATTACTCTGTTTGTTTTTGGTTTGTCTCTATCGTTAAATTTGATAATGCCTGGCATAAAAATTCCTTTATATCTTTAGCTGTGTTTTCTTTAATATGTAAAATATGTTCAACTTCATCATATTTATATAAGTTTAGATCTCTTTTTAAATCTCGTTTCTTTAGATGCCCATATGTACCATCTGCTTCAACAACCATATTAAGTTCTGGTATATAGAAATCTACGGTATATGGATAAAGATCATATTGTTCTGTGTACCTAAGACCTAAATCAGATAAACACTCAGCAATTATATTTTCCTGTTTCGTAAAATCTCTAGGTAGAAAGCTCACTCTGTAAGTCCTTGAAAAGTTCTTCGTTATCAATAAAGAAACCTCTCACGCCATTTAAGCCTTGTAACCTAGTATCTTTATACGTATACCACGAACCGGTTTGCTCAATTAAACCCTGTTTGATCGCTTCCCTAATATAACTCTCTACAATATCTATACCGCCCTCCACTCTAAAAGGCACAGTTGCTGAACTCCAGTTCTCCCCACCAACCTTTGTTTTACGTAATCGTACCTCCATGTCGAAACCAACATTCTGAGTACCTTCTTTTATCCAACCATGCCTCCTTACCTGCATAAGAAAATGAGCAAAGAAACTCTGCGCTAATCCGCCAGGCATATTATCTAAAGCTGTTGGTCCAACAGATGATCTAACTTGGTTTATAGCTACTAGAGCTGATCCATGTTTAAGATTAGGTAATAATTTAGGTAGAGCGCCGTTCACAAACCTAGCCTGCCAAGCCATAGGACTATGAGAAAAGTCATTATCCATAATGTTAGTAGGTACTAAGCCAGCTATGCTATCTAAAATAATGACATCAACCCCTTCTACCATGAGTTTTCTGATTGTGTCGAAAACCTCTTCTCCGGTAGTTGGTTGTAATATAGGAAGCTTTGATGTGTCTATACCACATTTCTTATTCCATACGGGATCCCAGGATAACTCTGTATCAATCCATGCTGCCACCCCACCCTCTTTTTGAACATTTACAACAATTTGAGAAGCTAAATATGACTTACCGACATTTGTGGGTCCGTAA